CAACGCAGAACTGCATTATTACTACTATCCAGAATCTATTGTGACCGCCTTGACCACATGGTTGGGTGACAACTTTGACTCCGCATTGCTGTATGGTACTTTGTCTGAGGCAGGTACATATATGAAGAGCGCACCAGAAGACGGCATGTACAAAACGTACCAAGAACGGTACGTGCAAGCTATTGCACTTCTTAAGAACTTGGGTGATGGTAAGCAACGTGCTGACGCATACCGCGATGGCCAGCTTAGAGTGGCTGTTTCATGAGCAACATTCTTCAGACCCAAACGACCAGCTTTAAGACAGAGCTATACACGGGCGTTCACAACTTAGCGACTAATACGCTAAAGATTGCCCTGTATACGGCTGCTGCTGATTTAAACGAATCAACCACTGTCTACACGACATCTGGTGAAGTTACCGGTGGTGGATATGTTGCAGGCGGCGTAACGCTTACGGGCGTAACCATTAGCTCATCTGGGTATACAGCTTTTGTAGATTTTTCAGATGTGGTGTTTAACGCATCTGTTACCGCTCGTTGTGCTTTGATCTACAACGTCACGCAGGGTAATAAATCTATTGCTGTGTTGGACTTTGGGTCTGACAAAACATCTACCAATTTCACCATCACAATGCCTGCTAACACAGCCACGGCAGCATTGATCCGTTCTTCTAATTAAGGAGCCTCACATGAGCTTGGACAAAATCACCGCTACCGACCAAGTAGCAGCAATTACAAAATACAACACCACGCCCTCTGATGAGATGGCTATTCATGGTACATACCATGCTGTTTGCTACAGCATTGATGGCTTTATCAAGTGGGACGAACCCATTCAGAACTTGGTAACGACTGTGGGCAAGAACTTGACCTTGGACACCATCCTCGGTAACTCAGCCGCTGGTGCAGTTGTAATGGGTCTAAAGGGTGTGGGTACTGCTAACGTTGCAGACACACAAGCTTCTCACGCAAGCTGGTTAGAAGTGGGTGGCACTAACGCTCCTGCTTATTCTGGCAACCGTCCTACACCATCATTTAGCTCTGCCGCCGCTGCAAGCAAGGCTACATCTTCTGCCGTGTCATTCTCTATGACCAGCACAGGTACAGTAGCGGGTTGCTTTATCAACATTGGCGGTAGCGCAACTAAAGACTCAACCACTGGCACATTGTTCTCTGCGGGTGATTTCTCTAGTTCTAAGGCTGTTGTTAACGGTGACACGATTGCGGTAACGTACACATTAACATTGACTTGATATGGCGTTAGCTTGGGGTGACGGCGCATGGGGTGATAACGCATGGGGCGGGGGAGAGACTTTCCCTGTCAGCGTTACTGAAACTACCGCATTAGCCGAATCCCAAGCGGCTGGGTTTTTAATTGATGTAAGTATTACCGAGTCGTTGACCGGTGGTACGTCTTGGGGTCAAGACGCTTGGGGTGCTGATTCGTGGGGTGGTACGGCGGGCATTCAGGATATTCAGACTGTAGTTCTGACGATGAATGTGGCGGTAGATGAATCTGCCGCTATAGCTGAAGATCAGTCTGTTGTTGCTGGGTTTGTGGCTTCTGTTGTTGAGACAATGGCTATTGCTGAAGATAATGCAGCAATTACAAGCTACAACGTCAGTGTGACGGATAACCAAACCATTACAGATGATGAGGCCGCGCAGACAAGTTATACAGAGAGCGTGTCAGATTCAGTTGGAATTGTGAGTGTAGAGGAGGCGGTTGCTACATTCTTAGGTGATATATCGGAGTCGATTGCAATAGCAGAAGCACAGGTGGCTGTGCTGATTATGACCATCAACGAGTCGATGGGTATTGAAGAAGGTACGACTGTAGGAACGTATTACACAGAATTTTTAATTGAGTCTGCGGCAATCACGGATATAAATGGTGGCGGTGCAAACTACCAACTGAGCCAGACGGAAACGATGGCTATAACAGAAACAAATGGTGGACGATTCTTGTGGGAAATTATTGATGACACACAAGGCGTTACATGGCAAAATATCAGCAATCCGCAAACGCCGGGCTGGGGTGCTGTTGATACAACGGAATCGCCCGGTTGGACAGTAATTTCTACTCAGTAGGAGAATTAAATGGCAAATACATCGCTAATTGGACTAACCCTCCCAGTACAAGGAACTCTATCCGGTAGCTGGGGTAATACGGTTAACAATGCGATCTCCCAGATTGTGGACGTTGCCGTTGCTGGCACACAGACAATTACGGTTGATACAGACATTAACTTAGCGGTTACAGTAGGTAGTGATTCAAGTACTGGCCTAACATCTACAAGCTCCCAGTATGCGGTTCTCCTGTGTACAGGCGCACGTACAGCACTGCGCTTTATCAATACCCCCAAGCAGTCTAAGACCTACGTTGTTATCAACGACACAACAGGCGGTTTTGCAGTAACGGTACGTGGTGGCCCTTCAACCCCTACAACGGGCGTAACTGTAGCGGCTGGCACACGGGCAATCATTGCTTGGAATGGCTCTGACTTTGTTAATGTGGGCGGTGGCTCTGCTGCTGGCTCTGACACGCAGGTTCAGTTTAACAACTCTGGCGCTTTTGGTGCTTCTGCCAACATGACGTTTGACGGCACTAAGCTGACTGTTGGAAACATTCTGGACTCTGGCCTAACAGCAAGTAAGCCCGTCTTTACTGACGCAAGCAAGAACTTGGTGTCTACTGGTACTCTTGGTGTTGACCAAGGCGGTACGGGTCTTTCTACAACCACTGCGTACAGCGTGGTGTTTGCAGGAACTACAGCTACAGGCAACTTTCAAGCATCGGCTGGCCCCGGTACAGCGACACACGTTTTGACAAGTAATGGCGCAGGAGCGTTACCAACTTTTCAAGCACCAGCGGCATCTGGTGTATCTCAAGCGAGAGCAACGGCTATCGCAATGGTCTTTGGCTTTTAAGGAACTATCATGGCAAATCCAAATCTTTTCGCCGCGACCACAGCGTCAGGCACAACTACATATCTCACACCCGGCGGTACAACCGCAGTGGTTCTTGTGCCTAATGCCGCATCCAGCGGTCAGGTGTTCAAGATCAATCAGATCGTTGCGGCTAACGTGAACGGCTCTGCGGCTGTGGATACCACAGTGTCTATCTACACTAACGGTGCTGTGGCTCAAGGTTCTGCTCCTTCGGGCGGTACAGCTTATCCAATCGTTTCTACAGTGTCTGTCCCTGCTGATGCTTCGTTGATCGTGACTGATAAAACCACGGCTATATACTTGATGGAAGGTTCATCTATTGTGGTGACATCCGGCACAGCCAGCGGTATTACATACAGCATCAGCTACGAGGTAATTTCCTAGTTTTAGGGGTAAAAGATGTCAAATCGCTACAAAGGCGCGGTCATTTCCGCAACGCCGCCTACGACTACGGGTGGTAATGATGGAGTTGCGTCCGGTGCTTGGACATTAGAACAACAGATGCAGGCTCAAGCTGCCGGTCTGTGGCCCAACCAGCCTGTTTTTTATATTGAAGATGTGTTTAGCACATACCTTTACACAGGAACGGGTGCGGCGCAGACCATTACCAACGGGATCAACCTGTCTGGTAAGGGTGGTTTGGTTTGGATAAAAGAAAGAACAAGCACTTCAGGAAATATATGGACAGATACAGTTCGTGGTGTATATAACTATCTTCAATCAGACAATAACAATGCACAAACAGACAATGTAAATACGCTTACTGCGTTTAATACAAATGGTTTTGCTGTTGGCAATAGCGGGGCAACAAGCGAATCGGGACAAACATACGCCTCATGGACATTCAGAGAACAACCAAAGTTTTTTGATATTGTGACTTATACGGGGAATGGTACGGCAAGTAGAAATATTGCTCACAATCTTGGTTCTGTGCCGGGCTGTTATATTGTTAAAGAAACTAACTACTCTGGCACAAACTGGCTTGTATACCACCAAAGCCTAGGAAACACAAAAGAAGTTTACTTAAATGAAACTAATGCTTCTACTACAACTAATTCTTGGGCAAGCACCACTCCAACATCTGCTGTATTTACAGTGAATTTTAGTGGGGGAACTGGCCCTAACGGTAATGGCTCTCAATACGTTGCCTACCTGTTTGCCCATAACGCAGGGGGCTTTGGCCTAACTGGTACAGACAATGTAATTACCTGTGGGTCGTTTACGACTGATGGCTCTGGGAATGCAACTATAGATTTAGGTTATGAGCCGCAGTATTTGCTGTGGAAAGCATCTTCTCAAGATGGCAACTGGCTTGTTTTAGACAATATGCGAGGTTGGACAAATGGGGGAAATGATTCTCTTTTAAGGCCCAACACATCCGATGCCGAATCTACTGGTGGGCAGTATGGTAATCCAACCGCTACTGGTTTCTATATGCAAAACATGGCGGCATCTACAACCTACATCTACATAGCCATTCGCAGAGGCCCGATGAGAGTGCCTACTGTTGGTACTAGTGTGTTTATACCTATTGCGTACAACGGAAATTCAGTACTCAACCGTCTTCTCACAACAGGCTTCACAACGGATGTAATTTGGAGAACCGAGCGATTTAAAACATCAGGGGTTTCGCTGGCTTATAACGGAAATATGAGTGACAGGCTTTCTAACGGACTGTTAAAAACAAACTTGACGAGTGCAGATGATCCAACTTTAGCACCCGTTGTTTGGGGTAGTAATGTAGGTGTTATTTATCCAACAGATAATTATATAAATAACGCAACTGGGTCTTCATATATTTTGTACGGATGGCAACGTGCCCCCGGCTTCTTTGATGAGGTTTGCTATACAGGGACAGGAAGTGCTACTACACAAACGCATAACTTAGGCGCTGTGCCTGAGATGATGATTGTAAAATGGCGTACAGGCGCTACAGGTTCTAACTGGTCTTGCTACCATTCTGCTTTGGGTAATACGCAAGTCATTTCTTTGAACGAAGACATCCAAGCCTATACCGCTTCTCAATGGAATAACACAACACCAACATCCACTGTGTTTAGTGTTGGCACTCAGGACAACGTAAACGGGTCTGCAAAAACTTATGTGGCTTATTTGTTTGCCACCTGCGCCGGAGTAAGCAAAGTAGGCTCATACACAGGCACAGGCGCGCTTCAAACAGTCAACTGCGGTTTTACGGCAGGCGCAAGGTTTGTCTTAATCAAGCGTACAGACTCAACTGGCGATTGGTGGTCATACGACTCAGCCCGTGGTATCACATCAGGCAATGATCCATACTTGTATTGGAACACCGCAGGCGCAGAAGTTAGTGGAACAAACTACGTAGACACAACCGCAGTGGGCTTCCAAGTTACAGCAGCCGCACCCGCAGGTTTAAACGCCAACGGTGGAACCTTTATCTTCTTGGCAATCGCTTAAGGACAGAACATGAGCACGAA